TATATATATAAATACTATATATTAATAAATATTTATTATAAGAATAAGATATATAGATAAACAGATAATAATAAACAATAACTGTTTATTGTATAATAACTGTTCGTTGCTTTTCCATGTCGAGGGGGGGGGTTGTTTACTATTTACACCGTTACACGGTTACGTGTTTACACGTTTACAATGTAGACTATTATGTTATATATTACCTATGTTCAACGGATGAACATAGCCATTTCATGATAATAACTGTTGATCCAGATGTGATAATGTAGACATGAAATAAATGTTGAAGTCTGGTTTGTAATGTCGTATATTGTATATGTGTAATTGTGTCCATCAAAATGGACATTGACAGTCTAACCAAATTAAGAAGGGAGGTGATTTATATGTTCAGGAATAATACCATAGATCCTATTGAATTGGATAACTGGATAACACGAGAACCTGATTATGGAGCTTGTCATATTTGTGGTAAGGAAGAAGGTTGTTGTGAATGTCCCTTCTGTGAAGTTTGTATTGATGTCAAGAAAGTAAATGAAATGTATCATGAAGATGTTTGTGTAGACTGTGTGAAAGAGGAAATTAAACAAAGAAATAAATAACAATTATTAAATTATGAAAGGAGGTGAATACAATGTCCTATATAGTAATTGAAATGATGTCTCCTGATGATGCCCACATTTGCAAGGAAACCCCAGAATATGGTAGCAAGATAAAATTCTTCAACTCAAAAGAGGAGGCACAGGAATTGGTTAACAACTGCCAGGATGGTATCGTTATTAATCTTGATGTTGAAACACCAGTGGATATAGTAAAAGGATTAATAAAAAGGTATCAAGAAACCGGCCTGACAAATGAAGAGGTTAAGGAAGAATTGGAAATGCTTATTGGTGAGCCTAAACATTATGGGGAGGATGTGACTGTAACCCCGTAGTAAAAAACAAATCATAAAAGGAGGTGATATATATGAAGAATAAACCGATGATTAAATGTCCACACTGTGAGAATGAACAGTTGTTTGATCCAATCCTGCTTGAACATGGAGAAATTCATTTGGACCAGTGTAATGAATGTAAGAAGAAATTCCTGGTTGCCTGCACTGAAACAGAGGTGAGAATCAAAGTAAAGACATTCATTTTACAGGATGCTGTGACATATTTCTTTACAAGAGGTTGGCTGGAAGGAAGGGAGGACTCACCCCTCGAACATTTAAAGTTTAATTTGAATAATAGTAAAATAAATTATAAAAGGAGGTGATATTTATGCGAAATGCAGAGAAAATAATTGACGAGTTGATTAAGGAGTTTGCTGAGGATCTGCCAACCTTAGTAATTCAGAAACTTGGTGAGATTAGGAAGGCATTGACAACCGAGGAATTTGATGATAGTAGTGGTTGGGAGTTCATTGCTAATGAGGATTTCCAAAAACTTGTTGACTTGATGATTGATGAATGTAGGAAGAATAAATAGGAGGCAACATGAAAAGATCTAAACACATAACTTGGTGTAAGCAAAGGGCTCAGAAATATATAGACTCCGGCGAACTTTCTACAGCCTTTATTTCAATGAATTCTGATCTAAACAAACATAAGGAAACTAAAGGTCATGTGGGAATTGAATTAGGGATGATGCTATTAGTGACAGGGAAATTAAATACAGCTGTAGAGATGCAAAAGTTTATTGATGGTTTTAATTGATAGGAGGAAATTATGAACAAAACACCTGAAAGGCAGGTAGGGGATAGTTTTACTCGTGCTGGTCTAAATGGAATTGATCTGGAGGGGAAAATACCCCAACACAAAAGAGAGTGTTCCCATTCCCTCGGTCTCGTCTACTACAAGGATGAACTCGATACCACTGTTAGTCAGGATAATATATCTGATGTGAGGGGGGAGTATAATGAAAATGACATACAGTGGTTTAAATACTGTCCCTACTGTGGGATAGAGTTGTTACCAAAACATAGGGAGGAATAGATATGAAAAACAAACCTGGAATACCAAATGAAGGGGATACTGTTAAAGTTGTTGAAATTGGGGAAATGGATTCTTACCCTGCAGAATCAAAGAATCTAGGTCAAGTAGGAATAGCAAGAGATGTAGATGCTGACTTTCATGAGGACAACTTTATTTCCCTAAATTTAGACAATGAAGGGGGAGTAGAGATAAACTGCTTCTTTCACGTAAAGGTAAAAATATTAAAAAGGAGGAAAGATGATAAAGAATAGAATTAATTATAAAGTCATTGACAAAATATTAGAGGAGACAAAGTCAACTCCTCGACAGCTGTTGGTTTGGTTGGAGTGGGGGTTTAAGTATGTTCATAAAGCAGATTATATCTGCACTGGAAAATTATATTTAGACAAATACTTCTTTCGTGGTGAGGGGGAGGAAGAGTATGTAGATAAAATTGAGGAGGAAAGAGTCAACATCTTTATCCCTCCAGTATTCATAGATACGGAGGAACATCCCATGCCTCGTATCCCAGCTTCAATCTGGACATACCTGAATGCCTGCCCAGAACCTCGAAACATAATGATAGCCAGGTTTAAAAAACACTATAAATTAAAGTAAAAAGGGAGGTGAATGAAGAATGCCAAATTTAGAGACAGGAAAGAAGATGGTTAAAAATCGTATCACTGCTGAACAGGTTAAAAGGGGAGCAGAGCCAAACGATGATATACCTAAAACAGCAGTCCTATCATTCAGAGGGGATATACGAGACCTCGCCACATTGGCAAGGATCTTTGATTTAGAAGGGATAAAGTATAATAGTAAAAGTGCCCTCATAGCTACTGGTTTACACATGACGGCTGAAACTTTATCCTCGATTTTACAAAAGCAATATGACGAGCCACTTTTATTCAAATCAACCCTCGCCGCTGAGGAGTATTTGAAAAATCAAAGTCGCCTACCATATAATTCCCTCACATTCAGACCGGCTAATGTTAATAAGGTAACCTCATTAATTCAAAAGGTAGCTGAATCAAAAGAGGGAATTATTGAGAATGAACAGGTGGTATCGGAGGAGGTGAAGAAACGGGCAGATGAACTATTGAAGGAAGGAGAGGAAAATGGGTAAACCTATTATAAAAGGAGAGACTGTAATAATAATTGCTATTTGTCGAGAAAGTGCTTGGAATAGAGATAGACAGAAATACATAGGAAGGAAGGTTAAACTTATCTCCATTGAGAACTCAACCTTTAGGAAAGGTTGGAAGTTTGTCAGGTTCCCTTCTCCTGAAACTGGATATGCTATAATGATGAGAGTAAAAGTAAGGAGGGTGAAAGAATGACCTATGATAAACTCCTCCAGGACATGATTAACAGTGCCAGGAAGGAATTGAAAGAAGGGTTATCCCAATGCACTGAGGCTCAACAGATGATGTTTAAAAGAATGTATTCTCATAAAAACTTAGAATTGCCTATCAACGAGGTAGTGGATAACATGGAAGTGCGTAGAATCGAACGAGCTATGGATCAAGTTGAGAAAACAGTAAAGGCAAATAAGGAGGGAATGAATGGCTAAACTACCCTGCGGTTGCACTCCTGATGCCTCTGGATTTGGTTACTGTAAAGAATGCAAAAGAAAACTGAATGAAAAAATCTGGAAGGCTATGGGTGAGAAGGAAAAGCAGTATGATCAACACTTTGCTCCAGGTCAGAGTCAGACATTAGACAATGCTATATCTGACTATGATAGGGGAAGTTACGAAGGCTGTTCCTGTCACATAAATCCACCCTGCAGTTTTTGTGTAGGGAAAGATGATGAAGAATTAAATGAGGAGGAAAAGAAATGACATTAAAACAACAGGAGAAATTATTCTGCCTTGCTATCATGTCTACATTAAAGATAGACGAGGCTCAGGCAGTCATGACAAGGTATCTTGAACTTCGGGATACTGAAGAGGGGAAGGTGGGGTTGGAAAGGATTGAAAGAATGACCGAACAGAAACAGGAGATCAGTATAAAGCAAATTGAACATTTAGATAGAATTAGGAAGGATAAACCTATCAATGAGGAGTAAATATGAACGAGTATTATAAACAACAGGTTGACGAGTGGCTGGAGAGTAGGAAAACTGAATATTGCCAATCCTGTTTCAAAAGGAAGAAGGAAAAGGAAATGTTCTCCGGCTCAATTTGCATAGATTGTAAGGGAGGAGAGGAGGATAAACAACATGCCAAGAAAAACGCATAGGAAATATGAGTTCATAGTAAAGAGGTCAAATGTTGAAACAGAAATGATATTCACAACAACTGCCAAATCAGATAGGGAGGCTATAACCAGGCTGGAAAAATGCCTCCAGATGTCAATAGGGGAACTGTTAAAAATAGAACCAAAGTCAGTATCAAAACCTATATATAGAAAGGAGGGCTATGCGTTTACAAAGGGGGATGTTGATAGGATAAAAAAGGGTTCATTACAAGCAAAGCAGTCAACAATCAACCTCATTCCCTTTCCCTATCTACACGAAGGGTTATTAAGGACGATGATACAGAAATTGAAACGAAAGGCTAATGCGAAGGAGTAAATAATGATAAAAACAGTAGTAATATTAGAACATGAAAAGGAGACACCAGGCACAAATAGGTATAAGGAGGTTCAGGAACAGGGGAAGCTTACACTATTAAATCATATATACCTGCAAAAATGGGTAGGGAATCCGAGTAAGATTAGAGTAACGGTGGAGGAAGTATGAGTTTCATATACTCCATGAAGTGTAAGGAATGTCAAACGGATCTATTATACACAACCACCATAGATAGTGGCATGGATCTCTTTGTAGATGTCTCACCCTGTCCTGAATGTATCAAGGCTTCCTCTTTGGCAGCCCTTGGAATATACAAGGACAAATTAGGATTAGATTAGGCCAATCAACAAATGTCCCTATGTTCACTCGTTGAACATAGGGATTTTTTATATATACAAACGCACAAAGAATATGAAATAATACTTGCAGTCTCCCAATAAATGTCGTATATTATAATGTTGTTTTGGCACAATAAAAATTACAATATTACAAAGGAGGCTGAATGTTACAACCCCCTCGTTTTATCCACCCTAAAGAAGTAAAGTATAAAATCCCCTATCATCTTACCATAGCATTGACTCAAATAGGCACTACCGAAATTCCAGGAAAATCTTCCAATTCAAAAATAGATGAATATTTAAAAACTGTAAACATACCAGGCAACGATGAGATCCCTTGGTGCTCTGCCTTTGTGAACTGGGTTCTCCTCAAGGCAAACTTGCAACCGGCTGGCGAACCTAATGCTCGCTCATTTCTCAGGTTCGGGGAAAGTTTGAGTGTTCCGGACATTGGTTGTATTGTAGTCTTGAGTCGAGGAGCTAAAAGTTGGCAAGGTCATGTCGGATTCTATCTCGACTACCACAGGGGTCTCATTAGAATTTTAGGTGGGAATCAAAAGAATAGGGTTGGTATAAATGCCTACTCTAGCAACAAGTTACTTGGGTATAGGAAGGTGAAATATGGAGATTAGATTCTCAAGTAATGAAGCCTGTATTATATTGGTGTGAGAAGTGTCATAAAACTATGTTGGAGGAGGCAGTGAAAGAATGAACAGACGAACATTCCTATCCCTCCTACCAAGCATACCACTTATTCCGAGGTTGCTTGGGGAAGATGATCCCTGGGCACTACAACCCTACGTTGATTGGCGAGATACAATGACAGCTACTGCCCCTGTTAAATATTCAACAAGTTTAATAAGTTATCCAGAATTCCAAAACTTATTAAGAGCCTGTAGAACAATAGAGGCTAAACAGTGGATTGATAAACATTTTCCTGAAATGATAAAGGAGAAAAAATGAATCGTAGAGTATTCCTCTCCCTCCTCCCTGCTATTCCAGCAGGCGTGAAGGCTGTTGCTGCTGGAGCAGTAACTCCTCCTATGGTAATTAGGATACTCCCCCATCCTATCTTTAGTTATGATACTTGGGCTGTAAATGACATTCTACTCCAAGCTCACATATCAAGTGTTAGGAGAAAAATAGAAAGAATAAGGATGATATTAAAAATAGAAGATTTAAGTTCTCCAAAGTGGAGAGTATAAATAGAAAACAAAAACAGAAGGAGAGTAAAGATGGGAAAACCACAAACAATCAAAGCATCATTGACCCCTGATGCAGTCGAGAAATTAAAAGAGGGTAAGGATGGAGAGAAATATCAATCCCTCCCAGATGAAGGGTTGGAGGTTGAATTTCAGTATGACTTCGGGGATAACAATGCAGAGGCAGTCGCCCTATTCGGAGAGGGAGTTGTAAGGAGTTATATAGTCGGACACTGTTCATTCACAATCCAAGGCATTGCCAGGAGTATGTTGAAGGCTGGAAGATCAGCGAAGCAAATTCGAGCCCATTTCTTTGACGAGTCTACCGGACTGAATGTCTATCAACCAGGCGAGTATACCGGTCGTAAGACGGCAGTTGAAAAAGAACATGATCGTATCCTGAAGATGAGTCCAGAGAAAAGGGATGCGGAGATTACCGAATTGGAAAAAGTGTTGGCAAGAATTAAAAAGGAAGGTAAGTAACAAGGAGGTTTGATTAGGTGAGGAGAGGGCTTGAACAACCCTCTCCTATTTTTATACCTATATATACCACAATATTACACAATTAGAAGGAGGTAAGATGAGTTACGCAATAATTTGTGATGCGAGGAAAGGAGGGAAGTTAGGAATAGAAACCCTAGCTCTCGTTGATAGGAGTCTAACTAAAAAGGTATGGTGGACTTCTGACGCTGAATATTTAATAATGCAATTCTTAAAAAAGTCAGCAGTAATATATTCTTGTAGTAAACTACATAGAAATAATGCAAGGGTTGTAAGTTATAATACAGCAGTGAGTTTAATCAAGAGTCAAGATAATGAAATAACTCACCTTGAGGCACTTGCTTCTTCGGAGGTAGGTTGGGATGGGCATAAAGATTCATTCTGAAGAATACAATTAGAAGGAGGTAAGGGATGTATTATTTAACAAGAAAAGAAATTGATACTTTAATCGAAGCTCTCGGTAGTTGGGAGGAGGATAAACATGAACATACAATGCAGTAGAAGAGATCTAATACTAGCCCTATTCATAATAATATTCATAAGCCTAATCCTCGCCGGATTGATAGTAGGCTTCATGTTGTTAGTGGGCATAGTATAACTTGCCGAAGGTGTTTATAATAAATAACAGCGGACATGATTACAGCCAGGCTAAAAAGTTCGGTGACCTCGTGTTCCTAACTACTGGACTAATAGCATCCTATAAAATCACCCTACATTACCGAATATTAGCTAACAAAATGAAAGATGCTCAGCCGGAGGACTATATACTTGTAACAAGTTTGGCGAGTTTAAATTGTATAGCCGGCTGGATCATGGGAACATTAGGGTATCCGCTGAATCTATTAATTCATGATAGTAAAACTGGGAAGTATGTGGAGAGGAAATTGTTTCCTCAACTTTTAAATAATACTGGAGGTAATAATGAAGAATAAAAAAGTAGACGAGAATAACAATAAAGACCTTCTAGATTTATGTAGACTTAATTTAATGGAAGAGAATATTACTGATTCTTCAGATATGGATAGAGAAGCTACACTTAAAGCTATTGAGTGGAAACGTAATAATCTTGTAAGCAAAATCAAAGAGGATAAAATATGATAGTCCTACAAAAGGAGACAAATATAAAAAAGATATACATCTACATGCCAGACGTAATCGAGCAAGCAAGAAAACTAATAAAGGAAGTAGAACAGCACCATATACAGGACTCCACAAAGTTACAAAAATATCTAACCTGTGAACGACAGTATTTCTTCGAATACGTCCTCGGTTTCCGACCTGAACGTCCTATCCACAACCTTGTATTCGGTAGTAGTTGGCATAAGGCGAAAGATGTATTGTTTTCAGAAGGGTATAGTATCAAGTCAATAGACAAGGCATATCAAGCATTTCTATTAGAATATAGGGTGGACTTTTCAGAAGATACCGATGATGATTACAAGGGAAAATTCCCTGCCAACGCTGAGCGTGCCCTTGTAGAATATGTTAAACAATATGCAGAGTATGACGACTTTAAAGTCCTCCACACAGAAATAGCTATAACAGTCCCCATCGGTAGGAACAGAGTTATCTATGGTAAGATGGACGCAATTATGCAGGATAACAGGGGATACTTCTCCCTCGAAACTAAAACTGCAGGTGCAGTGTGGTCATACACGCAGGAACAGTGGCTGATGAAGTTTCAAATAGATGCATATACTCATTTCCTGTATTGCTACTTCGACCCGAAAGATGTCTACGGAGTAATCGTTGATACTACTATATTTAAAAAACAGGATAAGGCAGGACGTTCACAGAATGAGCATGTGAGGATACCTGTCCCAAAAACTCCCGAACGATTGGAGACTTGGCTCTGGGAGGCGAATACTATCTTCAGCAGGTTGGAGGAGGACTTTGATAAGATGAATGATGGGAAAGAGTCTGATATATACATGAAGTGTTTCCCGAGACGAACGGAATCCTGCATACAGTATAATAGAATCTGCCCAATGCACGACTTCTGCCACGCCTGGAACAATCCCCTATCGAGGGTTGGTGAGGTGCCGATGGGATATAAGGTTGAACATTGGGATCCTAGGAAAAAAGATGTTAAAGTTAAATTGAATGTGTAGGAGGTATGTATGTTTACAATAATTTTCCAAATAGTCTGTATGGTAATTATGTCTATCTCCATTATTATCATTTTTCGTTGTGCCTATGAAACAAACAAGATGGCTAATGAAATGAAGAGAAAACGGGAGGAGGAAGAATGAGTTTACTAGGAAAAATAGAAGTAGTTAGAAATAAAAAGGAACCAACAATCAAGCAAAGATGGGCGAGGGAGAGAAACCTTGCTATTGGTAATGTTCAGGGGATGGTAGTTCGACTATACCAACTAGGAAATTTAGACTCAATGACTTACACAGAACAGGTTCGGCTTTGTAATGCTAGGTCGACATTGATGGAACTACTTTCAAATCATGAGGAAAATAGAGATACATCCTGGCATGACTTTAAGATAGGAGGATGAATTTTGAAACTAGAACGTATCCGAATATCCTACACCAACACTCCCTCTACCCAGTTGATATATAAGGTAGAAGTAATGATAACCTTTAACCTATTCAAGAGGATAATAGTTCCACAGAAACAAAGGGTATATACATTTACAGGGGACATTGATAATTGGTGGCAGGAGGTGAATATGCAACCAGTTATGAATAGAAAGCTAACTAGATTTTTGAATAAGATAGCAACGCAGGAAGAAAGGAGGAATAGGGATGCCAGAAATATTAGAAGTAACAAAGCAAATAGAAGAAATACAACAACAATACAAAGAAATGATGGGGGATAGCACTGCCATATCCATCCTACTCATGGGCATCTTCGGAGCCGGTAAGACACGCTGTGCTTGCACAGGTCGCCTACCCATATTAGTAGATGTATTCGATCCGAAGGGTACTGTCATATTCCACACTGACCCATACCTAAACAAATTAAGAAAGGAGAAGAGAATAATACTCCGCCCATTCTGGGCAGAGAATTCACAGGAGCCAACCATGTATAAAAGTTGGGAGAAACAATGGATGGCAGATTGCAAATCCGGTTTCCTATCTCTATTTGGAACTTATGTAATTGACAGCGGCACAACATGGATGGAGGCTATGGCGAACTACATCAGTAAAACAAAGGGGAGGAAATATGATTTAGGTGGGAAGGATATAACAGGAAATTTAAGAATCGAAGACTACATCCCCATGTATAATATAATAATGGATGCTATCAAGATGACTTCCTCTCATGGCTGTGACTTTATCTACACCGCCCATTTACTAACAATAGAGGATGAGGTGACGCAAAGGATAACAGCCGTCCTTGATATATATAAAAGGTTGAAGAGTAAAGTCCCTAAATTGTTTTCGGAGAAATATGTCATGAGTAAAAGGGAAACTGCTGGCAGTCCGAAGCATGAGTTGATTATCCATTCAACAGGAAAGTTTGAGGCATCATCACAGTTAATGGCGAAAGGAGGTATTGCTGATATAGTTGAACCGGATTTAAAGGCATTGTTAAAATTGGCAGGGTTACCAGTGGAGGATAAACCTATACCCTGGATAACGACATGAGAAAGGAGGAGTTTAAAAGATATTTAAAACAGTATACCATCCCTGAATTAAAAGCCTCCCCCAGGAAATCAGTGATGAGTGGAGGTTGAAGGGAGTAATTAATGTATTGTATAGGATGATAATTGAAAGGAGTAAAAAGAAATGAGTGATGGAGCAGAAAGTGCAAAAAGGGAAAGTCAAGTAGGTCAAGAAATAAATGATTTACTTGTAACTATTGATAGTCTAGAAGAATTATTCCATTTGGTGGAATCAAGACTCGAGAACGTATTGACTGACAGAGTCCCTGTTAACGCTGATGAGAAGGAGAAAGAGTCAGCTCCCCGAGTTCCTCTTGCCTCCAGAATTAGAGAGATGCGGTTGAGAATACAGACAGTAAATGCAAATTTGAATGAATTTCAGGATAGGTTGGAAAACTAAACATTCGCTATGTTCACCCATTGAACATAGCCATTTCAAACAAAATAAAAAAGGAGTAAAGCATGAACAACAGTTTATTAGACCTACACTTAGATAGTTTACCTGAACGCACAATCGTTCCAGGGGGTGAGGAATACCAGCTACAAATCCTAAAGGCAACATTGAAACCGAGTAAGAGTAGTGAAAGAGATCTAATCCAGGTAACATTCAAGATTCTCGACCAGCTAAATTCCCTACCAATCACTGACAATCTTTGTTTCCCTATTGAATCAGATTCAAAGGACACACAGTTCAACTTTTCTGATCAGATCAGGAATTTCATGAACTCCTTTGGCATCAGTTTAAAAAAGCCAGGCGATCCTATCGAGGTAACGGAGGGTATGAATAAGGTACTGGTGTATAAAGAATGGAAAGGATTGGAAGGCTGGGCGTTTGTTGGGACTGATGAATACCAGGGTCAGCCAAAGAATACTATTACCAGGTATATTGTGAAAAAATAACCTGCTTCGTCAGAGAGGCGGATGGCTGGGTAGTCTCGTAATGGTATCGAGGGCAGACTGTAAATCTGTTGGAGTAATCCCTTGTTGGTTCAAGTCCAACCCCACGCCACTGTTGTTAATTTAAAAGGGAATTTAAAAGGAGAGGAAAAATGATAAACCGTTGTAGATTATCCATCGAATTACCTTATCAACTCCACAATAAACTCAACGATTTGTTAGAAGGTTGGCGTATAAAAAATCGCCTATACAAAGCCCTGACTGTGGAGATAGTGGAGATAATGGACAAGATGACTTCCCACCAAAGAAGGGTGTTCATCGTAGCTATTATAGAAAGTAAAATAAAATTAAGTGAATGGAGTGATACAGTAAAGGAGGGAATGAATGATGCCAAAGTATAGGAAAAAACCAGTAGTAATTGAAGCAAGGCAATGGTTCAATTTGGGGGATCATCCAGAAGTTAAACAATACAATATTGCTATGCAAAAACTCGAAGATTTGCCTAAAAGTAATGGCGTTTTTTGTTCTGGTTGCAATAAAGAATTCATGCATCACGGCAATGTTAAGACTTTAGAAGGTTGGCATATCGTTTGTCCTGGCGATTGGATCATCAAAGGGGTTAAAGGTGAGTTTTATCCATGCAAGCCTGACATCTTCGCAGCAACTTATGAAAAGGTGGAGGAATAACATGCAACTACAGGACATAAAACCTTCCATCCTCTCCCTACCATTGGAGGAGGTAATGGCTATCCACAGGGAGGTGAGGAAGCAAAGGTGGATAACGAAACAGGTTAAAAAGGTAACGAAGGCAAAGACAGTTACGAAGAGTAAACAGGAAATTTCACAAAGTGAGGATAAAATTAAACAACTGTTAATGTTGTTGGGAGCTGATGTATGATATACCTCGCAAGTCCATATTCGTCTGGGCATAAAATAGTGGGTAGCGAGAAAGATGCAATGCTAGTAGTTCGCTACCTTGAGGTGGAGGCAGCAGTAGCACAGTTAATTAAAGATGGAGAGATGGTTTACTCTCCCATAGTTCATCATCATCATCTAGCCTTGAGATATAAAATGCCTAAGGATTTTGACTTCTGGAGGAGAAGGGATTTCCACTTCATAGATCTATCCGAAATGCTCTTGGTTCTACAGTTAATAGGTTGGGATATTTCAGAGGGAGTCACGAGGGAGATAGATTATGCAAAAAGTAAGATGAAATCAATCAGATATGTAGTGCCAACTGAACTTAAAGTTCCAGGATTTAAAGCATATAGGGAGATCCCATAATGGACTACCAACAAATCCTAAACAACATGCCCAACCACCTCAAACCTGGTCTCCAGGGTCAGGAGTTGAAAGCAAGGGAGGGTCTCCTCATCCTATACCATATAGAAAACAACCCAACAAAGGTGGAGGAGATATTGAAAATGTCAGGGGTTAGGAAAGTAAAATTCTGTGACTGTTATAACGGCATCATAGGGTATAGGGTTATTAAGAAAGCAAGGAATGAAAAACCTATCATTTGTCGATGCACAATGAGGATGATAGGGCAGGGTAGAGAGGGTGTATTGTTAGTCGATTGGAAAGGATATGAAACCAGAGAGGAGGAAATATTAAATGCAAGAGAAACAACGTAACCTACTTGACATAAAGGCAATTCTAAAGGAAATAGATATATCATCCATTAACCCTGGTCAGCGTGGGCGGAAGAAGATGAGGAATATAAAGGAGATGGAAATATCTATAAAGGAGAGGGGGTTAATTCACCCCATCGCTGTCATGTCATATAAAGAAAGATATAAAGGGTATAATTATTTCCTCCTCGCCGGTGGGAGACGAATCCAGGCATTAAAGAATCTAAAGGAAACAAAAATACAGGCTCGAATATACCCCCCCGACCTCAACAGCTTCGAGATAACAAGTATAGAGTTAGAGGAGAATCTGAAGCGTGAAGCCCTAACAGATGGGGAGAGATTAACAATGGTGAAGAAAGTTCATGACCATTGGGAAGATATGTATGGAAAGAAAACCTCAACCTCTCCTACTGCAACTGGGCATAGTAAAGCTAATACCGCCGAGCGTCTTGGTGTTTCGAAGGCAAAGATAACGGAGGATCTAAAGCTTGCAGAATATATAGAGGCTGTCCCTGAGTTAAAGGAGATGGATAGGAAGGAGATTGTAAAAACAATAAAGACTATGAAGAAAACCCTCGCCACTAAGGAAAAAGTAGCGGAGATAAAGAAGGAGAGGGAGGAGATTGGAAAGGTGGATAAACTACTCCCCCTTGAACAATCGTTTATAACAGGTAATTTCTATGAGAAGGCGAGGGAGATACCAAATGGAACTATCGACTTAATAGATTTAGATATAGATTACCCAATAGAAGTAGACGACAACATCCAGCACGCCAACATTCAGGGTGAAAAGGAGAGGGGGGTTTATCAGGGGATCAGTAAAAAAGAATACCCTAAGATGATGAAGCTAGCTATGAGAGAATCATATCGAATGATGAATAATACAGGTTGGTGTATCATCTGGTTTGGGCGGGAATACTTTAAAGAAATCCAAACGTGGGGGGAGGAGATAGGATTTAAAACATGCTGGTATACAGGACGTTGGTTGAAGGGGGCTAAGCATGGTCATACAAGAAACCCACAGTGGTTCCTCAACCACACGATTGAGGAATTTTTCTATTTCAGGAAGAGTAGTTCAATCATTGATACTCCCCATGTAGATATATTTGAACACCCTCCTACTCCTCCATCTATTAAACAGCATCCATTTGAAAAACCTGTTAATTTAATGTATGAGATACTACAAACATTCATTCATCCTGGGAGTAGGGTAGTCGTGCCATTTGCTGGGAGTGGTAATACATTGAAGGCATGTTGGCAGTATGGTTGTAAGGGAGTCGGGTTTGAATTAGGGGAGGAATATAAAGAAAGATTTATTGTTGATATAAGGAGTATGTTTACATGAGAAGTACAGATGATGAGATAAGAAGGATAGCACTGAATGAACTCGCGGATGAAGAGTTTAAGCAGGCAGTAAAAGAGGAAAAGGAGAAGATTAAAAAGGAGAGGGAGAAAGAATGAAACTATTAAACAAAGAGGGAAAGAAAATAAAACTAATCATAGCCGGCTCCACTCACATACACAACAGGGAGGTGTTGGAAAAGGCGATAGAAAAATACAAACTAAAGGATAGGATAGAAGAGGTAGTTGTTGGACAGGAGCCTGGTATGGCACAGTGTGGTAGGATATGGGCGATTGAAAATAATATACCTGTAAAACGATTCGTGAGGTATAGGGGGACAGGTAATAATAGGAGGATGAGCATGTTGAAGAGGGGACAGATGTTAGAATACTCCGATGCCTTGTTGTTTATAACAGATGGCATAATATCAAAGGCTGATGGAATTAAAGATATGACAGATACAACTGATTTGGAAGTGTTTATTTACACTGTAAAGAAGGAGGAAGAAAATGTATGAAATAAAAATTACGAAGATGCTTCTTAAGAAAGTGCCAGCTGGGGAAGATTGGGGGATTCTTAAAGAGGAACTTTACACAGACGAAGAGCTTGATCGAGGAGCTACCATCTATAGGGAGGCTGATAAAACTTTACCTGTAAAACGTAAGTATGGTTACACTCCGAAAATAGAGAAAGAGGAGCATGTTGAAGTAGACCTTTTAAAACAAACAGTTAGGGAGATAGATTTAATCTCGATAATAAAAGCCATCAATGGTATAAAATAAAGAAGGAGGAGTAAAAATGGATAGACGTGTTCCACCTGAAGGGAGTCCCGATAGTAAAATAGCATTCATCGGTGAAGCTCCCGCCCATCATGAGGTGATAGAAGGTCGCCCCCTTGTTGGGAAGACAGGACAATACTTCAACGACCTCTTATTAACAAGTAGGATAGCAAGGAGTGAATGTTACCTTGATAATATATTCGAGGTGGAGGTTAAGAAGATAAGGGCAAAGAGGGGACAGCAGAATGTAGATTTATATTTCTCCCTTGACAAACGATTACTATATGCAACAGATACAGGGTTTACAAAGGAGGGGAGTGTATATGCTGACCGTCTTGTTGATAGGGTAAAGAGGTTGAATTGTAATATAATAGTTCCAATGGGTAATCCTGCAATGGAAGCCCTTACTGGAAAGAGGGGGATAGTAAAGTGGAGGGGGTCTATTATATATTCTGGTATAATAAATAAGAAAGTAATGCCGACCATTCATCCTGCTGCTATCTTTAGAACCTATATGTATAAACATTTTATCCTGTTCGATTTTAGGAGGGCAAAGGATGAGATGGAATCTCCTGTTTTTACTAATCCCTTTTGTCATTATGAACTAATAGGTAGTTTTCAGTATTATAAGAATTACCTAACCGAGGTAAGGGTTAAAGGTAAAAGTATAGCTTTTGATATTGAGGTTATGAATCAGGAAGTTTCCTGTATCTCATTCTCCACCTGCCCTACTCAAGCAATCTCTATCCCCTTCCGATATAATAGAAAGGAATATTTCACCCTCCCACAGGAGATGGAGATCTGGCATCTCATAGCACAAATATTAGAGGATAAAGATATAAAAAAGACAGGTCAAAACCTAGCATTTGATAACTCCTTCCTCTTTGACAAGTATGGAATTGTAGTAAGGAATGTCGAGGATACTATGGTAGCCCACTCTACCCTATTCCCTGATTTTCCAGCAGGCTTGGACTTTATAACAAGCATGTATACAAAGGAACCATACTATAAAGATGAGGGGAAGGAGTATTTTAAATGGGGAGGGAGTGACCTCGACTTCCTATTATACAATGCTAAGGATAGTAAAGTTTGTATTGAATCCTTCCCCCAGATACGCTCCGACCTTGAACGGTTACGTAATATAGAAACCTATGAATGGCAGAAGAAGTTAATAGAACCAGTAACATACATGGGACAGAAAGGGTTGAGAGTAGATGAGGAGGGGATTGAGAAGGAGAAGATAACACAACAGAATATCGCCAACGAATTGTCAGAGGAACTCAATAGTTTAATTGGCTTCACCATCAACGCAAACAGTAGTCAACAATGCAGTGCCTATTTCTACGTCAAGAAAGGCATCCCTCCATATAGGAGGACAGGAAAGATAACCTGTAATGAGGGAGCCTTGAAACGATTGGCGAGAGGAACGGCTCAAAGAAAGGGATTGAAAGAAGCACATCTTATCCTACAAATTAGGAAGGCTAGGAATTTTGTTAGCAAATCCCTCGATGTAAAGTTAAAGAATGGACGCTTTGTCTGCTCCTACCGTCCAGTTACTAAGATGGGCAGGTTATCATCCTCTGCTGATCTATTCGGCTATGGTAGTAACCTCCAGAATCAACCAAAGGTTATGAACAACTTCTTCCTCGCCGATCCTGGTTACCTCATATACAATGTTGACCTATCCCAAGCTGATAATAGAAGTGTAGCATACATTGCCCCTGAACCTCGTATGATACGAGCTTTCGAAGATGGAGTTGATGTTCACTCCCTCACCGCATCCTTAATATTCGACATACCAGCAGAGAGAATAAAGGAGATGGATAAGGCAGGAACTAAATGTCCATTAGGATATGGGGATCAAACACACAGATATTGGGGGAAGAAAGGTAATCACGAATTAAACTTCGGTATGGGATATAGGAAGTTTGCCTATCAATTAGAATTGCCAGAGAAAGAAGGAAAGATGATACATACAAAGTATCATAGAGTCTATCCAGGGGTTCAACATGGATACCAGCTAATGGTGCGAAACCAACTAGGAAGTAATAACAGAATACTGGAGAACTGCTATGGACGAAAATATTTGTTTAAAGATAGGTGGGGAGATGGTCTCTTCAATCAAGCATACGCTTTCATTCCTCAATCTAATACAGCAGATACTATCAACAGACGAGGAATCATCCCTCTATATTACTATCAAGAAAGTTTCGAGGGGGTCGAGATACTTAGACAAGTGCATGATTCAATTAATTTTCAAATCCCAACAACTCGAGGCATCGACTACCATATTCGAGTCCTACGAAGTATTAAAGAAAATCTCGAGCAACCTCTTATCTGGAAGGCAACTCAATTTACAATTCCAGCCGAGTTCTCAGTTGGATTGAATCTTGGCGCTCGATATAAGGGAAAGGAGTTAGTGAATCCAGATGGGCAGATGGAGATTGATATGGGAGGAGATTTAAAGGGACAATTATCTAAATATTGGAGGGAAGGATGATGCATTATGGAACAAAAGATTGGAACGATTCTTCTACAAGCTGGAGTGGATTATTAGAGTTGGAATATATTAGATTTCTTTCAAAATACGGAAGTGTTCCTGATGCAATTCTTGTAGGGAGTAAGACTTATAGTAACTTTATAGTTGAAATAAATAGAGAACGAACAATACAGTTAGATGGGGGCGTTGTAGAGGATTTATTATATTGGAGAGGATTAAAAATAAGAAAGGCTAATTTCTTTTCAATAGGCATTATGTTCTTGCTAGCAGGAACTGGAATTAAAGGAGAGGAATCTCCAGGAAAGAATCAGGATTGGACAATAGAAGAAAGGAATAAAAAATGAGCGATATGTCATTTAACAGATACCAAGAACTGGCGGAGAAGACAGCCATCTATCCGAAGGAGGGGCAGGAGGTATTATGAGAGATAAAGAAAGGACAATGAAAGGGTTTGCTTGTATTCCTATTACCTTTCCGAATCAAGATATTACTGAATGGGTTGAGATTAAAATTAATAGAATAGAATCTATGCGAGTTAGAGAACACAACCTTACGGGTGCGAACAATGTTATGATTACTATGTTCTCAGGAGAGGTTTACCTTGCTAAGTGTGGATTGAAGGGTTTAAAGGTAGCTCTCGAAACTCAGATGGAGGAAAATGATGGTAGATAAAAAGGATAAAATCCACCCCTTCGCCAGCAAGGATGGCAAGACAATAGACATGAATAAGATGCACACCTGGGTAGAGAAAAATGTAAGTTGGCTAACAGAGTGGCTTACCAACGTAGTGACAATGGAGAAAGCAGGTATGGATAAATCAACTGTTACATTCCAAACATTTCAAATCCAACTAACAAATCCTCCTCCTCTTGGCATTATACAAGCCGGCAATGCTATAAAGGTATTATTAATACAACAATGTATCACCGGAAGAAGGGCAATCAATCCTCCTCAATTCCAGGGCTTCTATCAAGCAGTAGGTAGGTTACCAAAAAATGGGGACTCGATTCTATTCACAGCAATCGAGTGGTTCAAGTTAAACTACATAGCAGGAAGTAATATAATGTTAGCGGAGAATAGTAGCATCCCGAAAGTGGCAATCCTAAGAACAACCTGTGCAGTGAATTATATAGTCCAGAAATAGAAGGAGGAAAAATTGGAAGATAAAAAGATAGAAGAACTTGCAGACTTACTTATTGAAGCCAGCCTTAAAACAGAGTATGGTAACTATATGTGTCATGGGGAATAGCATAGTTATAAAAAAGATTTGAGTAAAGAGCAAATCATTGAGGTAGTAAAAAATTTTCTAGCGAAGGAACAGGATAAATAATAAATGAGAGAGCTACCCGATTGGATTGATGGTTGGATGCAGTATATGAAGAATAGTGAAGCTCCTCAACTCTACAATAAGTGGGTAGCTATATCCATGATAGCTGCTGTGTTGGAGAGGAAGGTTTGGCTACGCTGGGATAAGGAAATATATGTAAACTTCTTCATAATCCTCGCCGGTCCACCTGCTGGAGGGAAAGGAACAGCAATGGAGCCAGGAAGGTTGATGTTAGAGGAGATGTCAATTAATATAGCAGCCGACTGTTCATCAAAGGAGCAGTTGGTAGTAAGGTTAAAGGAGCCAACCACTAATTTTGAATACCCCCCTAGATCAAATATAATACACCCCTACTCTGCCATGACAGTATTCTCAGAGGAGTTCACTGTGTTCCTCGGTTATGGGAATATAGATTTAATCGGTTGGTTGTCAAATTGGTATGACTGTCGTGACCCCTGGAACTATGAAACCAAGCATCAGGGCAAAGCTCACATTGATGGACTGTGGGTAAATTTAATAGGAGCAACCACCCCCGATTTGTTACGTGATGCCCTCCCGACCGAAACATTTGGAAGCGGACTCAATAGCCGGATCATATATGTTTACGCCCCAGGACGTGGTAAATTGATCGTATTTCCGCACAAAAAAACAGGACAACCGGAATTGTGGAATAAATTGAATATTGATCTTCAAAACATAAAATTGGAAGTAGGAGCCTATACGCCCAGTGAATCATATGAGAAGGTGTGGGGGGAGTGGTATCCTCTCCAACGCCAGCATCCCTTTACACAGGACTCATACATGATCCACTATGCAGGACGGAGAGCTACTCATATACATAAACTATCCATGATAATGAACGCCTCGAGAAATGGAGGAATGATATTGACAGATGAGGATTTTAAAAGAGCCTTGAAAATCTTAATCACTACCGAACGCCACATGAAGAGGACGTTTGCTGGAATGGGGAAGAATAAATTTGCAGCTACCATGTATAAGATAGGAGAGGTTATAAGGATGAGGGGGAGTATACAGTATTCGGAATTGTTAGAGAAGTTTTACTACGATGCTGACAATAATGAAATGTCTACCATCCTCGCCACGTTGGAAGTTGCAGGGAAGATTAAATGGGAATATGGGGAGAGTAGAAAATTGAAAGAGGCAATGATAATTTGGAATAAAAAAGAGGAAGCGGATGAATCCACTCCCTCAATATAACAACAACTAATCAATAGTTGGCAACTGAAATCCCCCCTCTTCAGCCGTATCCTCACAGGTCTCGAAGAACAATTCCAACCCTCGATCATCATAGTTATTATCAGTGTCCTCAACAACATCCCTCAACCAAACCTTAGCGAGGGCATAGCCGGATTGAATACCTTTCACCTGATCCTCAGATAATTCCTCCCCTTTAACCCTAGCATCAATAGCAGACTTTGCTCCACGGATAAATACAGGGGCTAATAAACTTAATGATGTAGTCCAGAAACTCATGGTTCCTCCTTCTTTTCTTTTTTAAACATTGCCTTCTCCTTAGTGAAGATAGGCTGACCCTTTACCCCCTTGACAGCTTTATGTCCAACTCCTACTGCCAGCATACTTGCCCCCAATCCCATAATATAAGGGGACACCATCTGCCCAACACCTGGGATATAATTAACAGCAGCTCCTAGACCAAGTATACCTAATCCCCCTAGACTTTTGGAAACCCTTTTTAAAAGGGATTTAAACATAAAACCTCCTTCCTTTTTATTTTACAATATCGCTATGTTCAACGGATGAACATAGGTCATTCATTTCTTAATTCATCTGTGGACACAAATGTTGCTGCTTTTATTTCCTTTTTATTATCGTAATACTCGTAAATATACCCACCTGGAACTCGAAGGATACTGAGATTCTGATCAACTATGAATTCCCTCTCCCCTATCACCAACCTGTTCAATGCACTAACAGTTAATATCATACTACCTCCTAATAAAAGTTTATCGTTCAAGTCCAAAATGATCTATTGCCTCTGCCTTCCGAAATAACTCAGCCCTCTTAACTTCCCTTGCCAGGGGAGTCATTAATTTAAATTCCAGAACAGTCGGAATTTGTTTGGGATCTAAACCATATAGTATAGCATCCTGCCATTCATCATTACCTATAGGTATTCCCCTCAATAATTTCCTACTAATTCTCCTCCAGGCTTTGTGTCTGTTATCAGACCGGATAGCTGTGTTTTTTATCCATATACTTTTCAACACCTGATACTGTGTCTTACTTGTAGGAGGAGCGCCTAACAATAACATAGTCCTATCCCATAATCCTCCAATCTGATAGGCTCTATTATTCTCACTATCTGTTATCCAGACATTAGGTTTTCTATAATTCTCCTTCAAATTTTTATAGGCCTTTGCAAACTTCCCTGCCATAACCTCATCCCAGACCATGATGGACTTATCCAAGTCCTTCCAGTATGTCATAAGGGGGGATAAGGATGCTACCCAATTAATAGCCTCGTCCAGTATATAAGCCGGCTCCTCCGAACCCGATACCTTAGCCATACCTAATTGTAGGGTAGGAAGTATAACCTTTTTATAAAGTTCAAGGGCATCCCCCAAGAAAGGTCCAGCCAGCTCCTCCGGTCGACTAGGTAATTGAAAGGTAGCGGGTGCTGATATATCAACTCCAAACGCCCCACCTATTCCCCTTGTCAATACATCTCCAATTATTCCTTTCTCCTTAACCAACCATTCTTCCAAATCATCCAGCAATCCGATAGCTCCTATCCAAGGCAAACTCTTCAGCATATATACAACACCTCTCGGTCCAGCCATCATGAGTTGTAAACCTATCATCCTATAGATTTGCCTACCTCGCAGGGTTGACAGGAATTGTATCTGTCCTATCAAATAGGTTTTAAACTGCCCTATCAATCTCCCGCTTGGACTCCGTAGTATATGGGGTATAGCTGCTAGGTTATAGGCAAAATTTTGTAGTCGAAGGTTTATCTTCGCAGCTTCAGTAGCAGCCTGATCATCTAATCCCATAACCTCCCTTTGATAAACATAATTAGCTGCGAAGCCATGAGGTCTTATAAACCTTTCCGGTAGTTGGAATAAACCAAGTGGTTGCCATAAAGGTATCCTCGTTTGAATCTCTCCCCCCTCTCCAACTGCAAGGTCAATACCAAGTCCACCCTTACTCCTAACCTCCTCTAACTTTTTATCAAAATCAATCACTTCCCCTGTATTCGGATCAACATATTTTCCCGACTTCCAAACCTCTTTTCCTTTAAGGAAGAATTGTTGTCCAACTCCTACCCAAGTATTTCCAAAACCTCCCATTGCGTTAACTACTGCCGCAGTAGGACGATACCCTAATTTAAACCTAGCCCACCATTTCCTAGCTTTACCTATCCCCCTACTATAAGCTCCTGTTTCCCAACCAAAGTGTTTCATCACATCATCAGTTATAACATCACCAAGACTATACTTCGCCCCCATTACATAGTTAATTTGCTCCTGTATAATCACCTTAACATCAGCAGTATATTCCTTCGGATCAGCTTTTACATTCTTCCTATACTGATCTATAATAGGCTGCATGATGATCCGTTTCTCCATAGCATATATATACCTAGGAAGGATTTCAAATATATCATCCTCCCCTTCAAACACATCTTTCCTTTTAACGTGAGGTTTGATTGGACTGGTAGATGCCTCAACTTCAAAGTCTGTCCGTCTTATCAATTCTCCTTGTTCATTCCGCTCCTTCCTCATTGCAAATGCTTTCTTCTTAGCCTCCTTCGCTGTCCTACCAAACCCTATTGTTTTCCTCTCCCCACCTCTAACATCCAGTATCCTGTATGAACCAAGTTCTATATTCGTTATGTATTCTTTAAGTCCCCAGTTCTTTATATTCTTAATCTTCTCCACTTCCCTAACCAGTCGCTTCGACTCCCTCCGAACGACAGCGTCCCTCTTAACTTTCCTTTTCCTCTCCTTTGTATTAGTCCAAGCATCTTCAGTTCCAAATCTTGCCAACTGCCGTTCATTAAACTCCCTTTTACTAATCCCCTCTATGTCGTATTTATCCTCCACCTCCGCTTTAGCTATAGCCTCCATATCCACCCCTTCTACAAGTAGTTTATCAAGTATAACATTATCAACTTCCGACAGGGAAAGTCGAAGTCTTTGTATCTCCTTCTTCTGATACCTATCCTTAACAAATTCAAATAGATGTATAATACCCCCCTTACTATCCGCTCCCTCTATAACCCTTTTCATCCTTGGGTTCTTGGCATATATCTCTTCAAGATCCTGCTTGGCTGATAGGATAGATACAGTTTGTGCATTAGGATCCTGGGCAACATAGGCTCGCTCCATTGCCCTCCTCGTTTCCTTCCTTTCCTCTTTACTCATTTTATAGTTTAACTTATTATACCAAGCTTCATAATCTCTCATCATGGTGTTGAGGTATTGCTCCCCCTCCAATACAGCAGTAGCATCCTTCCTAGCTTTTTCTTTCCTACGCAGGGCGAACTCAGGGAATTTTAACAGCTGTAATATTTTCCATATATGATCTGGTTTTTTATATTCTATTTCTAGATCCTCATCAGTAGTTCCTTCTGGAAGTGGATCATCCCCCAACACCTGTCCAATTATATCCGCTCCAGGGTTAACATCATACTCAACAGGGGCTGGACCTTTCCCTGCTAAATGTTTCAACCATAGACTTTTATCCGTCTGTTCTTTTGCCCATTGTAAACGAGTATTCGCATCCTGTCCTGATATTGATCGGACGATCATTTCATAGTCACTATCGGTAAGAGGTGTTTGTGTAAACCCTTTTACTGGATCATATTGTATCTTGGCATCAAGCTTAGCTCCTAATGCCTCTTTGTATTTTTGTAGGGTAAGAGCCTGTTCAATATCTATTCCTGTTTTCCTCGTGGATAGATATTCCCCTGTTGCATTTACTAATTTTTCCAGTGCTGTATTCTGCCCTACCACTCCGAAGAATTCAGCAATGGCATCTAGTAAAGTCTGCCACATTGTTTTCTCTTTCGGTCCACCCAGGTGTATTGTTTTCAGGAACGCTTGAAAATCAGGATTAGTTAACCCATGTGTTATAAACTCTATCTCACTACTTAATCCAAGAGAGGTTCCAAATTCTTGATCTCGATTACTCTCAGCTAATCTTCTTAACTCCTCTATCGTTTTAACAAATTTAGCTTCACTTGAGGATAAGTTCTCAGGATTAGCTCGAAAGGGAGCCACTGTTCCAAAGTGAAGCAATTCATGAGCAACGGTTCCTAAAATTTTATCACTGGTTTTCTCTTTTCCTCCTTCATATCTTGTAAAACTTTCTCGACTAAAAACAATATTATTAGTCCCAAGCTCAAAAGTCCCAAAGGAACCTTTAAGATCATCAACTAGAACAACCTGAGCTCCAAGGGGAAGAACCTCCCTCAACTTAGATAGAATTTCGACAACAGGTTTATTGCCTAACTTCTCAGCATTTCTAATAGATGCATCTATTGTTTTCTCTACTGTAGAAATCCCAGTAACTTTTGATTCAACCATTTCCCCCTGAGGTGCATATCTAAGTATAGTCTCCCCTATCTCATAGACATTCTTTATTCTGAAAAGGGGATTTACATTCTGCCCCCTTGCAGTATCAATCTCATTCTGCATTTCCCTAATCTTCTGCTTCCAGGCTAATACATCCTCATCCTTTATATTCAACACACCATAGGCAAGGGCATCATCAGTTGTCTCCAACTTTGGAAACTTCCCCTCTTTCTCCAACGTCTCCAACCTTGCCTTTGTAACTTCCTCCTCGGATGGAGGTGGTGGTAATGGAGGTTTCTTTGCCGGAGGTGTTGCTTCATCGCTCCTAGCTACTGCCTCCAAAGTACTCAACCCTCCAGCAACACTTGGCCCAAGCACAGCACCAACAGCACCAGCTTCAGCTGACCTCACTAGATTCTGCGGATCTTTCACAGCCTTCCACATATTAGTCAACACACCTTCAGCATCCTTATATCCAGCACCAGCTAATATCTGCGTCCACTCCTGCAGGAACTCCGTTCCTCCTTCAACAGGAGCAGTGATTAAAGCCTGAGTAAATTTACGAAGTAGTCCTTTCCCTCCAATCCTCTTCAACATAAATCCAATACCTAATTTCTCCAACAATCCATTAATCCCTCCAACAGTTCCACCTATCATAGCCTTTACTTCCCTTGGAAGAACATTCCCTGTTTGCTTCTCCCACTCATCTATCTCCTTCAAGGGTTCTGATCCCTCAGTTGCTACCATCAAAGCAGTTCCAAAAAGAGGATTAGCAACGAAAGCACCTATCTGAATTCCCATCAATGGAAGAGCTTCAATAGCTCCCTCTGCTATCCGTCTTGGACTAGTGAATACTTCCTTCAAACTTTTAGCAGGAGGTAATGGCTTTTCCTTTTTAGGTGTGGTAATTTTATTAACTAAATATTGAAGACTTGCTGATATCTCCTCCAATTCCTTACCACTTGGAACAGTAGGCACAACAGATATTGAAGGTAGACCTAATCCTATAAGTTGGGGAATTCTAGCAAGGGTTGCTAAAGCAGATTTACCCCCTATCCCAAGAGACTTCCCAATCTCAAGATCAAATATAGAGTCCTCGGCAGGCTCAGAAGGAGGCTTATCGGAAGAAACCTGCTCCGGACTCACAGTCTTGAATTTCTTCTTAAACTCCTCTGGGGTTAATCCTTGTTGTTCCTCCTGAGTAGGGGTAGTAGAAGTTGGCTTTAAATGTTCCAGAGAACCAAAGCGCTTAGTGAACTCATCAGGCGTTAATCCCTTTACTGGATCTTGAGCCATTACTTATTCCTCACTGGATAGTATTTTCCATCTGTCCCTAAATAATATTGCCCTTCAGGAGTGTCGATTGGTTGGGTACCTGGAGCCATTGGCACAGCCGGGCCAAACCTCTCAGCTTCCTGCCTTCGGAAAGTTTCTGTAGGAGGAATACCTCGTGCTATATTACTAGTATACTCTTGCAAATTATTAGTAAATTCAATCCGCTCTTCATCAGAAAGGTATTTCATTACAGCTTGGAAATTAATAGCTCCTGACTGAGGATCTTTAAAAACTGCAATAACATCCTTAGTTTCAAGCAACTCCTTACCTCCAGGTTGAGCTAATATTTCTTCCCTATACCTCTCCATCGCTGTTGGTAGGAAAGTAGAAGTTGTGTATTCATTAAACACATGATAATCAGCAGAGTTTAAATTACCAACAATCCCTCCACCAGCATCTCCTGGATAATTCGGAGCCCTAATGAAATCTCCAGTCCTCGTATTCAATGCAACACCCTTACCCATATTTAAATACTTCCCACTCATTCCTGCTATTTCCAATCGAGTAGCATTTGAAGCGGCTTCTACATCTTGCCTCTGTTCAACGGTCAAAGTTCCAGCCGCTCTCGCCTTTGATTCCTCAACAAGTTGTTCTTTATACTGTTTATTAATATCAAACTCCTCCCCCGCTAACTTGGCATCTATAGCCTGTTGTTTCAATTCAGAAGGGATAATATTAAACCTAGGATCAGTTAAATCCCCACCTTCTTTCAACACCTGTTCATATTCACTCAAGGATCTATTCACTGCCAACTCAGAACCAAGAGCTCCTGCCATCTGTATACCTGGACTTGTTGGGGCAACTGCTTGTCCAAGTTTAGCGGTTACAAAAGCAAACCTAGGATCCTTTACAAACTCCCCCAACTTTTCATAGAAATCCAATTCGGGTTTAGCTCCTCCAACGAAATCTCCAGCTTTCACTTCTCCACCTACCCCTTGTGGAAGAGCTTCCTCAGGAGTAAATCCAATCTCCAGTCCGTCAGGAAGTTTTAAATTAGTAATTCTTGAATCTGGACTCCTTACGTCACCAATTAAACCCTGTATAATCTCGGGAGTAACAACAGGTTGATCAGGAACTATACCTGTCCCTCCTACAGGTTGTATTCCAGTAGGTAGGGATTTAAAACTAGGAGTAGTCTTTTCAGTAAGGGTAGGTCTAGCCGGTATGGGAGTTCCCCTTGTAACATCTACAGACTGTAGACCTGAAATAGTCTGCCCCTCAATACCTCCAGTAAGAAAATCACCAGCCCTACCTATCGCAGGTAGTAATTCAAAGGGGGCTCTAGGATTCCTAGGTCGACTACGATAATGGATTTTAAACATATTTACTCCTAACATTAATTATAAAGCCCAACCTAATACTGCCCCTGCAGTTGCTCCAGCTATCACACCAGGGACACCAAACTTACTACCTATCGAGGCTCCAGTAAGTGCACCACCTAACACACTTTGTGCGGTAGATGGTGTTTGTGGTATTTGCCGACCTGTTGTTGAGCCTGTTATACTACTCAGGATATTCCCTGCATACAACATAGCCTCCATATCCCACAATGCCTCATCAACATCTATTGCCACTTGCCTATCCTCCTGCTCCTTCTTCGCAATGATAGTCATCCTCTCTACATCAACTTTAATCTTTGCCAAATCCGTTACCAACTGTGTCTTCAACTGATTGAGGGAAGCCATGAGGCTCGGAGCCTGTGTGATGAGATTATCCTTATTATTCAACTGCACTACATGAGCCTTTACATGAGCATCAATTCCACTTGTTACCAGCTTCATGTATATATTCCCTTTCAACTCCCTCTCATACTGATCGACCGAATTGGAGAATTCAATCTGTTGCAGGGCAAGCCCTATTATAAAGGAAGATGTATGCACAGCATTTATATCAGCCATACCACCTGACCATAATCCAACATCCCTTAGAAATCGAGTCTTCTTATTATTCTCAAATGCTGTTACCATACTTGTAATACTGGATGAAGAAAGGGCACTTTCTACCGATACCAATAAGCCAGCAATAGCTGTATCGAGATTGTCAAGGAAATCAATATCCTCATAGGATGTAAATTTTGCTACAGCAGCTACTACATACGAAGCCCAATCCGTCTCCTCCACTATACCATCTACCAAAGTCTTTGCAGCTGCATACTGCTCATTCATCCTTGTTAAAGGGCTATCAGCTATAAGTGTAAGAGCTGTATTCGGATTAAAGGATGTTACAGCATCATAGGGATTAGTAGTGTGAGCAGCATTTACCAAATCAACAATACTATTATCCAACGAATCAGCTGTTTTATCATTCAGCATTTCCTCTACAAAAGCTAGTAATGTAGCCTGATGTGAAATAGCCCCCGATACAGAACCTCCACCATTACTACTCATTTATACCTCCAATTTTAAAACTCTAAAACTAGTGTCCCAACCCAATACACCTGTCATTTGTATAATCCTCTCCACATCTGAAAAGGCTATTAGACTATGGTATCCCTTCACCTTCGCATACTTTTTTATCTCCCCTATAATCATTGTCCACTTTTGCAAACTAACTGGCTTATAAGCATATACTGAATATATCAACAAGTTTGGAACTTTACTTCCCTGATCCACAACAGGCATGAGGGTGAGTAAAACCCAGATATCCTCTCCCTCTGAAAAGAGCCAACACTTCATAGCTCCTCCTGTTAATAGGGGTAGGATTTCCTCCAACTCTCCATTGGTATTAGTAGGAGGGAGGGATAAAGCTATCCCTTCAGAAATAGCACTCCAATCCTCCAACACTTGCTCAGGCGTTAATTCTGCTAATTGGAACACTCCGTTGGAACCTTTTGTCTCCAATTTTAATTCCATACTCGATATAATCTATATCCAGTTTATCATATTCACTTACCCTTATCATAATCCTAAAATCAAGGGCAGCTATGGGGAAGTATACTATCCCCTCCCTATTAACTTTTTTATAACTCGTCCTCTTCCAAGATGTATCTGTTCCAATCCTATACCTATAGTCCACTGCAACACTTAAGGAGGAGGCATCAACAGTAGGATCCCACATAGTCTCTGTCCCTGTAATCCTCACCCATTCCAATGTCTTCAACCCTACCATTCCTCCATCAAGAACATCAATACCTATATAGCCAAACACATCTGCTATATCCACCATCTCGTTGCAGAAGCCTATTGTATTCCCCTGGAAATACTTTGTAGATGTTACAATTTGTTTATGCTCATTCAATCCACCCTCACCTAGATAGAATCCCTGATCACCATTTGATATATAATACTCCCCAAAGCGGGAGTTATTTTGTGGATTACTACTATGTGATATTATTATATCCGTCCCCAGCAATGGGTAGAAGAATTCCCTATACCCCAAAGGAGTAACTTCCAAATTTGAAGAGATCATAATCATCATGCCTGAATTATCAATATAGACATGACTGTTATCATCTCCTGCTATTGCTCCCCTATTACTAATCCCACCAAGTCCAAGATCAATCTGTTCCATAGTTGGAGCTGGCCCAGCTGTCGGCTTCATAGCATTTACACCGCCATCACTATAATTTATTATATAATCCCCTAATGGCCGACTCGCCCTAACCATACCTTGAAAGGGCATAGGAACAAAACCCTGTTCATTCTTCTTCAGTATGTCCATTATAATAGGCTTTGATGCTCCATAGGAACTAGTTATAAATCCCGTCTGCCCCACTATTTGAGGGAAGAATAGGAAAAGGGCATCCCCTCCTCCTATACTACTCCACCATACAAAGTTATTCCCCACTGGCATCTTTACTGTATCCGCTCCCTCCTGTGTTGTTTGACTAATACCCGTATCCTGATTAACAGCATACCAAGAATCCCATAAGGTTTCCCAAGTACTATCCCAAAATTGTGTTGGATCAAAGCCTCCGAATATCACTCTCCCCTTATGATCGCATCCGCAGGATACAGGCACTCCATCATGGACATATACCTTAAATGTATCACCCAGCATCCTATCCTTCCCACAGCCGAAGACGGAACACTTACCATTTGTTAGTATCCAGAAGTCCCAGAAATCAATAAACTCCCAATGTCCCCCCTCGGTTATAGACTTCTCATTATCAACATTTTCTGCATCGTATAATGTTAACTCATATATGGCACTCCAGTCATTGGGGTCAACGAAGTATATTTTATTCCTACTTGCCAACAACGTATACTTCTTCCCAACAAATAACTGAGGAAAGGGGAAGTCCAAGTCTAACAGGCCACCACCCAATATCTCCTCCGAGAATGGATTCACCACTGGTTCATAGGGAACGAGCCCAAATTGAGTAGACTTAAGATTAATCAACTCAAAGAGTTGTTGCTCCCCTCTCCTAGTCTTATGATACCTTCTTAACCCAGCCTCGAAGGGCTTGGATATTGTATCCGAGAATTCTCTCATTTCTTTTTCTTCCTCACCACTATTTTCTTCTTCCCTTTCTTACCATAGGGAAGGTGAACCTTTTTACCTTTTCTTATTACAACTGGCATGTTATACCTCTATTCCTTTTAAGTTAGGTTTAGCTAAAGTTTGCAATCCTTCAAGCTTCTCAACCCTCCCTCGCAACCTACCAACTTCCTCTCCAAGCGAACTAAGTAACTGCTTCTGCTCAAGCATCTGCTTACCATACATTTCCTCAGCAGCTTTCTTTATCTCTACTGTTCTGATAGTTTTTGTCATTTCATTCTCCTATTGTCTCCTCAACAATTTCTCTAGTTTTAGACATTTCACACTCGAAATGATAGCTATAGATAATTCCACTAATCACCTCATACTGGTAACTACCATCAGTATAAATTTTGACAGCTGTCACCTGTCTTTTCAACTGCTCAGCATCTGTTTTCAAGTATATGAAACTACCAAGTGCAAATTTGTTTAGAATAGTAATAGCCATATCATTATCCTCTCATTTGATTCCCTGCAAACTCCATTTCCTCCTTCACCATATCATGATCTATCCCCCTTAAATAAATATTCATAGCATTCTTCCAATCATTCATTCCCTGCGTATTTTTATAGAACGCCTCCAGGGCAAAGTTAGTTGCTAGTATTAACAACTCTGGATATATTTCACTATGATAGGATATGTCAGCATCCACTAACATATTAGAAAAGAAGTCTCCAGTAATAGTTATTGTGTGTGTAGCATCTGTTTTCGGTCGGAAGGTTATTCCATTCTTACTATACCTATCATCCCCAAATGTTATATCCTCGAAGTCCCTTGTAAACTCATCAGTGTAATTACCACTTGTCAAAGCCTTTTGTTCTGGGGATAAATTGGATAAGATGGGAGCATAATAACGTGGTTGTCCAGCCGTAGATGAGGCTATACTATCCCCATACTCCTCCTGCAACCAGGAATATGTTTTCCTAATCAGTTGATACCTAGCCAAGCCTGTCCCTTTAATCCACACCTTCTTCACTGCCCTCAAATACTTTATCATCACCTTGTAGTCATTGACAGTTAAATCCTTTATATAACTACCCTCCGACTTCGGGTTTGGGAGGATAGTGTCCAGCAATCGTTGCCCAGCCTGGATGAAAAAGTTAGCTCCGTTGTCATCGTAGTCAGTGGGGCTAGTGTCAGCAATCAGATCCCTCCGACCACTTGTATCTATCCACTTTGTTCTAATTTCTAATAAATTCATAATGAATATCCCTATGTTCAACCGTTGAACGTAGTGAAGGGGAGCTGTAGTGGCTCCCCAACAATACTACTCTTGGAAAGGACTAAGCCGTATTATCCTTCCCAACGTTCCTCATCACCATGAACTGGTTGGGGAAATAAAACTTCCAACCACCCACAGTGTAGAACCCATCAACCTTTGAATGTTGACCTGGAATCTGCATATCCGTTTCAAATGAAGTTCGTAGATTCAAGCCACCCCCAACGAGGGGACTGAACTTCACATTCTTTGGATGCAACAGAACCATAGTATTCTGGTTCGTGGTCTCATGACTGAACAAAGGATGAGTTTTAAAGTGAACTGTCAAGCCAGGAATTATCCATGTAGTGACTTTAATTCCATAATCCTGTTGACTGACCTTCAACTGAATATCGCCATAAGCTTCCGCAAGATCATTAATTCCCAGCAGGGCTGCATCACCTGTAAAACAGATAACTTCATTCTCTCCATATCTACCCAACTGCATGAAGTAGGTATTCAACCATTTCTTACCAGCTTGCAGCCAGGTCTTGCCAGCATAATCCGAGCCGGTATCAGTTAAATAATCAAGAACATTTGCAGGAGCATTATCCGCTACAAAGTTAAATATACCACCGGTCATAGTCAACCGTTTACCATTATCTCCTGAGGTATCATACGCCTTACCCCAGAATGCAGTGTTCTCAATATCCTGACTATGGGTATCGAGTAACTCTAACTTCGCCTCGTCATACGCATCCCCAGTCCGAAGATGAGTAGCTCGTGCAATATCCGTTAAGTCTAACACGTCCCTGAACTCCTGAACCAACCCATCATACTTAGTCGGGTCGTATGCAACAGCAGCTGGGGGCACAGAACCCTGAGGAACTGCACTACTATATATCAACACCCTATCCACAGTGGCAAGGTTATAACTTGACGAGGTGCCATGATTATCATCATCCTCAATCAACTTAACTGCTATGTAGCTATTGGCTCCATCAACAACTACATCTTTAACTTCCCCTCTCACATCGACCAACAACTGGTCACTATCACGTAGGAGGACAAGATGAGTATCCTTAAACTCAACAACCAAGGCTGCTGCCAATTTAACATACACGATTGCAGTTGCAATACCATAGGTACTCTGGTGGCTCGCATACACATATGGGGTAGCAAGACCAGAATCAATATATACATTAGTAATATCCCCTGCCTTCGTAGGTAGAGTCTTCGTCCACCAGTGATAGTCAACACTATCCACATTCTCCTCCCTGAACATAGATTGCATTGCATATAGGGGAGCGCTGCCATTAGGATATTCCCTCATGATAAACTCTTCCCAACTTTCAGGAACCTGATCAGTCACCCAATCTCCAGTTCCTCTCATTCCTAAAAACGCCATTTTAATTCTCCTTATTTCAAATTAATAAAATAGGAGACAAGCCATCCACTTAATCTCTATTTCTTTTTTAACTTAACTACTACCTTATCCTTCTTAGGCTCCTTATAAGCTGAAGGAGGTTTACAGTGGGGACAAGGTAAAGGTCCTCTACAAAAGGGACACACTTCTACTCCAATGGAGTCTTTCATACATACCTCCTTATGTTACAGGTAATACAGCTGCATCACGCCAATTCAAACCGCAGTATCCAGTTCTCTTACTAACAGCATGATTATCATCTGCAAAATAGATAAAGTGACAATCATCAACAGTAAAAAATCCTACAGTTGGAGTTCCAGTAACTGTAATTCCAATACCATTAGTTACATCAACAGTATGAAATTTACAGCCAAGAACTCTCCCATAGGGTCTGTTACCAGTAGTAGGCGTATGAACATAACCTGTACTTGCAGTTCCAATCTGGAAGAAGGAGTTTATAATAGCACACCGAGTTCCATTCAGTCTAGCTCCAACCAATCCACCACCTATCGTAAAAGAACAGTTCTCTATAATAACATCAACAGAGTCATATACACCTGCACCTCCATCAACACCATATGTAGCAGCACCACTACCAAAATGGCAGTTACGTATATGTGTCTTATAGGTATTTACAGTAGTTGCAACATCAATACATTTATTAGCATTATTTTGAATAAAAGAAAGATTAGCAATCTCAACTTCATTCGCATTAATAGTAAAAATGATATGATCAGCTGCACTGGCTTTCAAGGAAGTAGTTCCAAACATATAATTAGTAGTGTTCATACCAATTAATCTTAACCCTTCCTGTGTTATATTAAGCACAGCACCTTCATCATATATTCCTTTTTGAATAAGGATAATATCATGAGCTCCTGCAGCAGCTAGGGATTCAGTAACAGTTTTAAAAGATCTCGCCCAGCTTTTACCATTACCACTGGTTAATATATCACTATCTACATACCAAATTTCACTAGAATAACCTGAGACTATTCCAGGAACATTACGTGCATATAGATTTCCAGCAATTCTTATACTTCCATCCAGATCTGGGATAATTCCCATTTGAATAAAATCACCTTGAATACTCATAATCCACCCCCCTACATGTCTGATTTAAGCACTATCCACTGCCGACCTGTGCAGCGAAGAGTTGCATATTCATTATCTGCATTCATATTTAGGTCTGACCAATCGGCGAGGGTATCACCATTATCATAAATAGTACCTCCACCACCGTAATCTGGAACAACTATATGCAGTATCATTCCCTTTGCCTCGGCAACTCTCGGGAGAAATAAATCCTGCGTCCATGAAGCACTATTATAAACAACCACTACATTTTCATAGGGCTTGATATAATAATCATCTCCATTAGATCCAGTATTCCGAATAATCTTCGTACTGGTTTTATTCTCCTCAGCTGCTTTGGCATAAGCTTGCTGATTTCTTTTATCCATTATTTACTCCTAATAGGTTATTCGCCACGTCTATACCTAGACAAGTCACTCATTTGATCCTGTTGACTTGACTGTTTCGTTTTCTTTTCTGTTTTAATAGGTATCGTTCGAGAGGCACCTGGTTTCCGAGGAATCCTTACTACCTTCTTTTTTTCCTCAGAGTCTGCCTGTTCCTCTTTGGTCTCTTTTATTCTGTCTCCTAGTATTGCTTGCACCTCCTGGTCTACTTGATTATAAACTTGCCCAAGTGTAAATTTGGGATTCTTTGTCTGTATCTCGTTCGTTTTTATAGCCACGAAGTCCTTCAATCCTGGATGCTTGATTGATAACTTTTCAAGCCCTGGATTCTTTCTCCAGAACTCCATAGCTGCTAAATGTCCTTTAACCCTCTGATCTATAATTTGAGGGACAATCTTCAACACGTCCTGAAATGCCTGTGTCCGCCCTCGTCTATTAGCTTCAGTTACTACTTTATTCAACACCTTGTTCATGGAAGTAACATCCTTCTCATCAAAGGTTTCTCCCATTGTATCCTTTTCTATATATACAATATCCTTTACTTCAACAGGTGCGAGGAAAGCAGGGGGATCACCCTTCTTTTCCTCTTTCTTTTTTGGCTCTTGGAATAATAAATGGACTTGTTCCAGCTATTCGATTTTTTGGGTCTTTAGTTAGGCCACTTATTGGTAGCCTTACTGGTTTGACTGGAAGAATTTTTGCTATGGGTGCCGCAGGAACGGTTGCTAAAGGTGCAATAGCCATCTTTGCAGGGGTATTGAAATTGTTTGGCGCAATTGTTGTAGCTGCGGCAATTGCTTCTGGTTTTTTAGATGCTATACTTCGTGGAATTAATCCAATAATGGAAAAGTTTGGGTTTGAAACAGACAACGCAACTGACTCTCAAATAATTTTTGCTGAAGCTATTGGTTTAGCTATGACTATGCTAAGAGCAATGGGTATTTTTGCCGGAGAAGTTTTCATTCTTTTAATAAAACAAACAATTAATTTTGCTAAAGCTTTATTCCAAACGTTCTTGTTAATGGACGCAATAAGAAAAATGGATTTCTCAGAAGTGAACAGGCAGTTCCAAAACATTCAGATGACAATGAAAGAAATTTCAGATGATGTAAATACGGCAACAGACAATATAGCTGGTGGGTTTATGGATATTGGTAGAAACATACAAGATATTAGAGACCGACAAAACCAAAGGATATTTAATAGGACAACTACTGGAGACCCAACGGTTTCTGGCTTAGTTGGATCATTAGTTCAAGGCGCTCCAACAGTGCCAGCAACTGCTGGTGGAAGAGGAGACATTATATTTAGCCCAGTATTCAACTTAGAAGGGGCTGGACTAAACGAAAGCGAAATTGCTGCTTTAATAAATCAAAAATCAGAAGAAGAATTTGAGAGATTACTTGCAGCAGTAAGAGAACAAGGATAGTGATTAATGTATGGCAGTTCAAGATGAAAGCACAATGAAAACGAGTGGAACGGCAGTA